ATGATTTGCTGGCTAATTTCGATGAGGAAATGCTGGTCGATGTAGGATTCAGCCGGGAAGAACTTGATGATGTATTTGGATTGAATATTGATGAAGAATTTGACATAGAAAAAGAATTGGAGAAATTACTTAAAGGGGGGATTAGAAGAGTCAAGGATGGCGATTTATGGCAACTGGGGGAGCATAGATTAGTTATTGGAGATTGCACTAATAAAAATGAATGGGATAGACTACTTGGAAAAGAGAGATATGATTTTCTCTTTACAGATCCACCTTATCATATTGGAGCTAATATTGGAGAAAAGAAAAAAGGACATCATGATTATAAGATGAAAGTGAAAAAGAAAGAAGGATTTGGTTATAAAGGAATGCGAAGATATAAGGGATTAGAGGAAAGAGGTGGAGTTCCCGATTTTGATGAATGGCTTTCAATAGCAAACGAATTTAAAAATCCCCGGGGCTCAAATATAATGATTTTTGAGAGCTGGAAAAATATTGTTAAACTTTGGCAGGCAATAGAGAAATATTGGAGAATATTGAACGAGGAATATGAGGAAGAATTAGATAATTACTTACAGGAAAAAGGACAAAAGTTATTTGATAGTTATGAAATCGTATTATACGGCAAGAAAGATAAAAGTTATTGGGACAAAAGGAAGAAAACAGTATGGGCTAGAATAACTGACCATATTACACATTCAGCAGCAACAGGAAAGTCTAGTGGACAAAGTCTTATATTTGGGACAAAGCCATTACCAATTTTAGTTCCTTATATAAAAATATTATCACCGAGAGATGGGATACTGGCCGAACCCTTTTGTGGTTCAGGCTCCACTATCATCGCTTGTGATATCATGCATAGAAAATGTAGGGCGATAGAAATAGAACCAATTTATGGAGAAGTTACCTTATTAAGATATGAAAAATTTACCGGGAAAAAGGCATTAAAGTTGAGTAATTAATTAAAATAAAATGAACAAAATGAACAAAAAAACGACAAAAAGAAAGGATTGTAGGTAATAAATTAAATGCCAAAAATAACCAAAGAGAGCAAAAAAAACATAAAGAAAGCATTTTTAAAATCTCTTGAAGCCGGGGTATCTATAACCGATGCTTGTGAAGCAGCTCATGTAAGTCGTACTACTATTTGGAATTGGCGGCAAGAATCAAAAAGATTTGATGATAAGGTAAATGCAGTTATAGATAGTCGGAACCAGTCAATGGAAGATGCTTTATATTCAAGTGGTATAAAAGGAAATGTAGCAGCCCAGATATTTTGGCTGAAAAACAGATATAGAAAAAGGTGGAAGGATAGATTTGAACAAAAAGTTGAGATTGAAGGAGAAATCGGATTAGACATAAAGGAATACAAGATAATAAAAGCCATGAGCGAGGAAGAGCGTGAAGAATTTATCAAACAATTATCAAAAGTTTGCGGAAGCGAAAGCAATAGACCTGCTGGAGAAGACCAGGAGCAAGATTAGAGAGGACCCGTTTGTGTTATCGGAGATCCTGTATCCTGAATATAAATTCAAGGGTTTCCATAGAGAATGGTTTTATATGGGATATTACGGTGAAGATGAAGAGGAGATATGTTTGGGACCAAGAAACTTTGCCAAAACTACAGTAAGGGCAGTAATCAGAACCATAAGCAAAATCATAGAAAACCCAAATATACAGTTAGGGATTTGTTCAGATACTGGTGATCAAGCTGTCCGTTTTGCAAGAGAAACAAAAATGCATCTGGAGAGGAACAGAACATTAAGGGCGATGTATCCTTACCTTGCCCCTGGTAATCCCTGGACAGATAGCGAATTCAACGTAATAGGGGCAGACAAAATAAAGAAGAATGCAACTGTAACAGCTATCAGTTATGGAAAGTCTATTATCGGTTCGGATTTTGACGATATAACTATTGATGATATAGTCGATTTAGAAAACTCGAGAACCAAATATCAAAGGGAAAAATTAAAAGATTGGCTAGGGATTACTTTGATTCCCATGCTAAAAAGAGGCGGGGGCTTGCATTGGAGCGGAACTAGATATCACCATAATGACGAATATAACAGACTACTCGAGAGCGGAATCAAGACTAACAAAAATTCTCATAAAGCGATAATCGATGATAAAACTGTTTTATGGCCGGAGATGTATCCGCTAAAATGGTTATTGAAAAAGAAAGAAAGAGTAGGCTCAATTATATTTAATGCTCAATGGCAGAACGATACTGAGCTTATGGCGATAGGAAAGATATTCAAACGGGAATGGTTCAAGTATATCAGGAGGAATCCTAATGACCCATCTGAATTTATTAGAGATGATGGAGCAAGGATTAACATAAAAGACCTTGCCATATACCAGACCTGCGACTTGGCCATAAGCAAAAAGGAGACCGCTCATTATTTCGTGATATTGACTTTCGGGATAGACAATGAAGGGAATATCTATATCCTGAATATTATCAGAGGGCGGTATAACTGGCCAGAGCAGAAAAAAATCAGCAGACAGAATTATCTAAAATGGAAAGAACTGGGTTTGAGGTGGAGAGGGATTGAATCTGTCCAATACCAGGTGGTACTGGCACAGGAATTGAATGTCTTTGTCGATATGTCTATAAGGCCATTGACTACGATGGGGCTGGACAAGGTAACCAGGGCAATGCCGATGAGTGCGAAGTATGAAAGCGGGAAGGTTTATCACAATGCTAACATGGAGATTCTGGAGGATTTTGAAGATGAACTGGCCGCTTTTAATGAGGGCGAGAATGACGACATGGTGGATTGCGTGGGCTATATACCGCAATGTGTAACAAGTGGTAAATTGAAAATACGGGTAGGATAAAGAGGGGCAAAAATGTTTATAAGCCTAAAAATAGAGAACAAGATAAAGAAAGAGATAGTAGAGGGATATAGAAAGGAAGATATAATAAACCGGATCAGAAAGGAATATGGAATGATAAGGGGAATAAAATTGTTTTATGATTGTTGTTATGCGACAGTATGTCGGGAAATGGGCATTAATTTAAAAAAAGGCGAAACTTTGAAACCGAAGAAAGTCAGATTAATCCCCAATACTAATAAAGAGAAAGGAGGAAATCGATGATTAAGTTAGGTGATAAAGTAAAAGATACAATTACAGGTTTTGAAGGAACTGTAATCGCTAAAGCTATTTACTTGAATGGATGTATCCAATATTTAATTCAACCAAAAGGATTGAAGGATGATGGCGGAAAAAAAGAATCTGAATGGATTGATGAAGGACAGCTCATAATAACAGAAGTAGCTGAAATGGTACCGGATAAAGATGAAGAATCACCTGGTGGTGGTATTCGTAGTCATCCATAAGAGAAAGGAAAATCAAATTTCAGTTAGTAGATAGATAGAAGATAGATAGAAAGGAGATAGATATGATTTTAAAAATGAGAATGCGTGGAAGTCATGGGAAAAATAAAGTAGGAAATCCAGGGATCTCTTGGAGATTACTGGATAAGATTAAAAAAATTGATTATGAGTATGTAGATGAAGAATTTGTATTAGAGAAAAAAGCTAAGAATGATCCTGTCATTTACGTAAATAATTATCCGAAAGTGCCGAACAAAAGAGTAACTGAAATATATATAGTTTTCGAGGATGGGCTTGGAGATATGTTTTATACTGATGATATGGTCTATATTATGAATGATGCAGGGAAGACTTGCGACACGATTAATATTTAAATAATTTTCTCTATCTACTAACTGAATTTAATGGAAAGGAGATGTATCATGGAATTACAAAAAGCAATAAGTAGTTGTCATGTCAGGTCTGCTATTTATAGGGAATCAGAGCCAGAGAAAAAGTATTTCAAGAATAATCCGATTGATATTATAAATAGGATACCTGAAATTGATAAAAAGGCAGATGATTGGGAAGAATGGGACCCACGAGACCATTATGATATTTCATTACCTTTTGATTAGAGAATATTAGATAAAGGAGTTGATAAAAATGAGTAAACCATTTTGCATTGTAACCAAAAGTGGAGATGTAATCAAAACTGATGTATTAGATAGTTATCAAATGGCAGGTGAAAGCAAGCAATTAGAGTTAGATGTCTTTGCCGAGAGATATGAAAAGGATGGATTACAGAAACCGCTATATACTCCACTTACTATGGCAAAGCTGATGGAGATAAATACCTACCACATGCGGGCCTGCAAAGTAAAAGCCGGAGATGTTTCGGGGCAGGGTTGGAGTTTACATCCTTTAGTAGAGAATCCTAACGAAGAACAGAGAAAGAAAATAAAAGAATTCTTCAAGAAATTAAAGGAGCCGATAGAAGACACTATTGAAAAGGCGCAACTGGACAAGGAACTAATTGGCTATTTATCGATTGAAATGGCCAGGGAATACAATAAATTTGATGGGCCAGTCAGTCTGTTGAAGCATGTCCCCGCGCATACAGTCAGGATACACAAGAGCGGGAACAAATTCTGTCAATTATGGCAGGGTGGGATGGGGACTGAAAGCAAAGTCTGGTTCAGGAAATTGAATTATAAAAATGATATCAGGAAAAAGGACGGGGAAGAAAAGAAATCAGGGGAGTATAGTAAAGACGAAAGAGCCAACGAGTTATTCTGGAATGTAAATTATACCCCGAGAAGCTATTTTTACGGAATCCCAGATATTACTCCTGCTATCGGAGCTATCACCGGAGATATCTCAAGGCGGGATTATAATATAGCCTTCTTCAGTAATTTTGGAGTCCCTGCTTATATGGTTTACATCACCGGGGATTTTGACCCGGGGGTGGAAGATCCCGAAACCAAGAAGACCCCGCTGGAAACAGCGATTGCGGAGAAATTTCAGGAGATAGCAAAAAATCCTCATTCGGTTCTGATATTGAGCGTTCCCAAGAGAGAAGGTGGAATGGGCGAAGTAACCATCAAGATAGAACCCCTATCAGTGGAAGTCAAAGAGGCAAGCTTCCGGATGTATCGTATGGATAACCGGAATGAGATTATCTCCGCACATGGGATCCCACCATACCGCATAGGGGTATATGAGACTGGACAGTTGGCAGGCAATCTGGGGCAGGAATCAACCATTATCTACAATGAATCCATTATCAAGCCGAGGCAAAGGGTATATAAAAATCTGATCAACTTCTATGTCTTACCTTCACTTGACATTACTGATTGGGAATGGGAACTAAATAGTATAGATGTAACTGATATAGATAAGGAGCTGGAGAGGATAGTGAAGATGGTAGATAAAGCCATGGCTACTCCGAATGAAGGGCTTGCCTTTATCGGGGACTATTTTGGGATTGAAGTTTGCGACGATAATCCAGCTATGGATCTGCACTATTACAACGGGCAGCCCATTGATATGGGCGGGTTTATCCCCGAGACTGAAATTACCAGTATCCTGCAAGGAATGAAAGATAAATTAATCGAGGTGTTCTTAGATTATGTCTCTAAAACAAGTGGGAATAATGCTGTTCGAGATAGAAGGATTACTAAGGCGATTGCAGGCCTTCAAAAAGATGCCAGTAAAGGTAATCAGGGAAGAAAATAAACTATACGAGAAATTGAAAAAGCTGTTCCATAAGCAATTTACAAAGATAATGAGTCAGCTCAAGAAAGAGGGCTTGCCTTCTTCTGATTTACAGAGGAAGGGATTATTGTATCCTCTGATCGGATTGGGAGAAGAATACGTTGATACTGTTATTGAGGGGACACAGGAAGCCTTACAATATGGAAGGCAGGATATGTTCAATAAACTAAAGCGGGCAGGATACCTGAAGGTAAAGAAGGCGAAAGTGTTGAAGCCCCCTAAAATATCCCCGCTGGAAGTGGAATTTTCTGAATTCTCTCCGGAGATATTGAGAATGATAAGGGATAAAACCTTTATAGCGTCTCAGGCGACTATGGATAGGATGATCGGGGATATTATGGAAAACTTGTCGGAGAGTTATGTGCAGGGTTTGGGTATTGATGATGCCGCAGATGAGTTAAGCAAGGTTTTCACGAGCATGGAAGATTATGAGTTAAAGAGGGTAGCCAGAACAGAAATCAATCAAGCGCAGAATAAAGGGGCATTCTATACTGAACAGGAATTAGGATTGGATTATCATCAATGGTGGACCGCACAGGATGATAGAGTCAGAGGGAATGATCCCGCAGATACCGCTGACCATGTTTCTTTACATGGGCAAATAGTCAGGGTAGGAGAGCCTTTCAGCAATGGATTGCTATATCCGGGGGATACTTCAGGGGATATAGCCGAGTGGATTCAATGCAGATGTCGAGAAGTGCCTTTCCTTATGCCAGAGGGATATCAAGCTCCTCCGGGGATGCCACACTTCTATGAGGGAGATTTGATACCAATAAAATAAAAGAATGTGGAGATTTACTATATGGGGAACACCTAATGTCTTCTTGACAAATAAATAAGAACTTGATAAACTTTACATAGAAAATGACTGAAAATTGAATAACCTGAGAGCTACTAGATAGCCAAAAGTGGAATCTTAACAGATTTTGTTTTTGGCTTTTTTGTTATATGGAAGGAGATAAATATATGCCTGTGCATACGGGATACGATGATAGTAAAGAAGGACTTAAATGTTTTGCTCAATGGGGTAAATCAGGCAAGAAATATTATTATACCTGTGGAGATACAGGAGCAAGAGATGAAGCGAAGGCGAAAGCCAATGCACAAGGGCAGGCTATCATAGCGAGTGGCTGGACAGAAAGTCAAAAAATTAAAAAGAAAGGAGATGAAGATAATTTGAAAACTATTAAAGACAAAACTACCGGTGAATCTTATGAAGCGAAAATACAGAGGATAAGGAGTGCCTTTGAGACGGACAATATGGATATAATGGTAGTCTATACTTTCGATAGTGCAGTCATACTGAAGGATTATACTACTGAAAAATATTATGAGGTTGAATATTCCATTTTAGAAGATGGGAGCATAATTAAGGGAGAGCCAAGAGAAGTAGAATTAACTTATATCCAGAAACGATTATTTGCCGAAGCCTTCGATTTTACCAGTATTAAAAACCTCGATGCAGTGAACAAAGATATTCAGTATATCATAGATGCCTGGGATAGCTGGGCAGGAAGTTATACTACTTGCGTATCTGCATTAGGGGCCAAGCCGGGAATAACTGATCCTGAAGCCTTATGTGCCTGGTTGCATTTTCAAGCGGAAGGGAAGTGGCCTGGCGAAAAGGCAAGAAAAGAAAGGATATCTAAAAGCAGGGGTTGCGAATTAACCGGTCCGATATTCAAGAAAGATGACAAGCAGAGGATTGTTTATGCCGCGGTATTAGTGCCTGGTGAAGCTGATTATGACCGGGATAAAGGAGAAAAGATATTAACCGAAGAGGAAGTGGAGAGGGTTGCACACGATTGGATGCTGAATTATGGGAATATTGATGTGATGCACAGTATGAATAACATAGCTAAACCAGTGGAAACTTTTTTATTGCCTATGGAATTGAATGTTGAGGCATACGGGAAGAAGATGACCTTACCCGTTGGATCCTGGATAATGGCCTCGAAAGTAATCGATGATACTGCCTGGAAGAAAGTAGAGAGCGGAGAATTAACCGGTTACTCGGTAATGGGGATAAGGAATACAGCCTTAAAGAGCTTATTGGACAGTGCCTCTAAAGGAAAAGATATCATGGAAGAGATAAGGACTTCCTTAAAAAAGACTTTGATCAAGGATCTGGGCGAAGATTGGATTGTGCCTTTTGTCAGTCTAGTCGATGAGGCCTGCGTCCCGAAATCAAAGTTTTTTGCTATTAAGAGCAAAGAGAAGGACGATAAGGAAGGGGTAATAAGCAGGTTGGTAAATTTTTTGAAAGGGCAAAAGGAAGAATCCGAAAAGGAATTGCCGGATGTAATAAAATCCTTGAGAGATATGGTAGAAAAAAAGGGCAGGGCAATTTCAGACGATACTTATTCTAAATTAAAGAGTGCTATTGAGGCCTTAATGAAATTAGTGGAAAAGGCTGATAAAGAAAGAGAAGGAAAAAATAAAAAAGTGAAAGGAGATGACACCGAAATGACGGATCAAGAAGTCAAGAAACTGAAAGACGAAATCTTAGGGGAACTTACGACTAAGATAGAGGAACAGTTGAAGCCTCTAAGTGAGGCATTGAAAGCCCTTATTCCAGAGAAAAAGGAAGAAGGCGATAAAGGGCAGGCAGAGAAGAAAGATGAAAAAGTTGATCCTAATGATGTAGAGACCCTTACTAAAACCATTAAGCGACTGCAGGAAGAGATAGAGAAATACAAAGAAGAAAAAGGGGGGAAATCCACTTCCTTAAAAGGTCAGGACGACGCAGGTGACAAGAAGGATTATACCTATAAGGATCAGATGGACGAATTGGAGCGTGATGGGTTTGGTAGACGTGTCAAGAAAAAAGAAGAGAAAAAGAAATAATAAATACAAAAGAAAGGAGATGATATAAGTGTTATCACAAGAAGAATTATTAAGATTGCTGGATAAGGCAATGTCATTAAAAGGTGGCGTAATCGAGATAACTGATTTAGATGAAGCTATTCTACAACCACAGAAATTTACCAAGTTCGTAAGACAAATGCAAGAGGATACTGTAATATTACCTGAAGCTAGATATATTACCATGGACTCCCAGATAGTTGATATCGATAGGATTGCCTTTTTGGGAAGAG